ACAGCATACGCACCACTTGCCTTTAGTGCTTCGTGGATTTTCTTCTTGACCTTAGCCTCGGGCGTTATTGCCATTTGCAACCTCAATGAGTTTGGCTAAGTAGTGCTGTGCCTTCTTCAGGTCTTCGATACCGTTTTTGTTTTTCCAACGTGACACGTACTTCACCACGTTACCTTCGAGATACCCGAGGTCGTTTGCCACGATGTAATCCCACGGCTGAATGGCCTTCAGTTTGTAATGCTCGCCACCGATTTGTTGATTGTTTGCTGCCATGACTTACTCCTTGTTTTCAATCCAACCGTCTTGGTAATCACGCCATTGCTGGCAATAGGTGTTCACTGCACAAAAAGTCGCGCAACGAGTCCGCTCCCCGGGCCTGATCTCGACTTCATAGTCTTTGCCTAATGCTTCGGCTGTGCTGATAGCTTCTGCCTCAGACTGATGCAGAGACTTGGCGCGGACGTTGCCCTTCTTGCGGACTGCATAGACCGTGGGCTTCTCCCACATTTCCTCGGGCGTACAGAACGGCAGGGTTTCGCCGGCCTCGATGGCGAACTCACATGCCGAATGCTGGGCGATCCGGTGCAGCACATACGACTCGCGCTCTTCCGGTGCCCACAGTTTGATGGGCAGTTCTTTGACTGGCGCTTCTGGGTATCCCTCGCGGTTGCCAGCCTCCCGGCGGCTCCAGTCACGGATGATGGCCACAATGCCCAGATCCCGGACGGGCAGCTTCTTCTCGCGCTCAATCAGCCAAGCGTAGATGTTGAGCTGCTGCTCCCATTCAATCTTGTCATTCATCACCGCCCAGGCGCTGGTGGTCTTGTAGTCGCGGACAGAGATGCTGCCGTCTGCGTTGACAATCTGAAGATCCACGGCTCCGCTGATGTGCCAGCCATCTATCACAGAGGGAATGCGTTGTTCGATGATGTGATTTTCGTCTTTGCCGTGTTCAAGCACTTTATGTACTGCCGACCCGAACACCGACCAGATCATGTCGGCTACGTCCTCCTCTAATTCATCCGCAAACTTCTCGCTTAACGCGACAATTTTTGGACTGTTGATAAGCTGCGTCACCGAGCGGTGCGCCTTCCCTTTGCTGTAGGTTGGCCGCTGCAAAACGTTCACGAACGTCTGCGGCAGGTTGTACTTGTTGGTAAGCCTCACGATGGCCCTCGCGTGTTGAACAGGCAGCCATTGTGTCTGGCATTTTGGGCGTTGTCAATAGGTTGTACCCATATGCTCTCATGTGTTGCGTCGCATCTCTAACACTGTTATAGTTGGGCATGAATAAACCCATACAGCTCCTGCTCCCGTGGCCGCCCAGCGTCAACAACTATTGGCTGGCGCGAGGCAACACGCGGTTCATCAGCGCAGCCGGCAAGGCGTTTAGGCGTGACGTGGCGGACATCTGTGCCGATGCCGACGTGATTGGATTAGAGGGGCGCCTGGCCGTCCATGTGGCGCTGTTCCCGCCGGACAAGCGGGCGCGAGACATCGACAACATCCTGAAAGCGTTGCTCGATGCCTGCGAACACGCAGGGTGCTATGTGTCAGACAACCAGATTGATGAACTGCATGTGATCAGACAGGAAGTGCAACGGGGTGGCCGCTGCACTATCCTCATCCTTCCCATCATCTGACCACTTCGCGGCGCAGCTCCTTGACCGGCTCAAGTATCTCGTTGCGGATGCGCCTGAGTTCATCGATCTCCTGGCGGCGCTCTTTCGGGGTCATGTCGTTGGCCTTGGTTTCTCCAAGCCGGCGGATCTCAACGTTGATGTCTTTGAGATCGTTCTCGGTGGAGTTGATGTACTCGTACATGGAAACCACATCGCCGTGCTTCTCAAGGTACGCATCTGCCGCATCGTAATCCTCGCGGTCAACCATCTTCTTCCACGTCTTGTACTTGGCAAAGACCAGCTCTTTGAAGTCGTAGAACAGATCCTCTCGGCCTCGCGGAACCTCTTCTCTCATGAAGCTGCCAGTAATGGGCTGCTCCCGAGGAGTCAACTCCGGCCTCGTCTCTGCGGCCACCCCAATCGAGTTGGTGACCCACTGTGCCATGGCACCGGCGGTTCCGAAGATGCCTCGAACCAGATGGTCCGCTTCTATCGGGCTGACCACGCGCTTGTCCGTCCCCGGGATGGCCAGCATGGCGCTGATCTTCTTGCCAAGCTCTGACGTGGTGGCGGTGTATTGTTCTGCCGCCTCGACGTCCTTCAGCCCTTCGGGAACCACGGGGCGCCCAGTAAAGAAGTCGTGTTTGATTGCCACTTCCAACAGGGGCTTCACGCCAGCAGGGATAGGCTCCGGGCCGAGCAGCATGTCTCGTGCGTCAGCTGACAAAGCAGGAGCGAACACGTAGTTCCCTGCGGTGTCCTTCAACTTACGGACTTGACCGATTGACTTGCCGTTCATCATGAATCCGCAACCTGGGAGCAGACGAGCTGCACCATCAAGGCTGTAGACAAGGTCGATGAGGTTGTCTGCGGTGAACGCTGTTGCGGTTCCTGCGGTGCCACCAACAGCTGATGCAGTCACGATGCCGTTAGCGGTATCGGTTCCTGAACCAACAGTCAATGCCGAACCAACAGCAAAGCCGAGTGCGTTACCAACTTGGTCAGCCAAGAATGACAACATGTCAACGCCAGAGTCCTCAAGAAGTTCCGTTGAAACTTGGGTGAGGAAGCTGTACTTGTATGCGCTCAAGGTGATGAACTGGTTGAATACAGGATCGGATTCTCCGATTGCTGAACCTTCGCCCGTTACCGTGCCAACCGAGTAGGTTGACAACGATGGGATTTGAAGGTTTTCGCCACCTGCGGTGTTCAACACAGTTGAAGTCTCAAGTACTGGAGCAACCAAACGTGCTCGCATGATGACCTGATCGTAGAACGATGTTGGAACTGGTGCGCCTGTGCTGCCCTTAAGGATGTCACGCTTTTCAAATGAATGGCTGCGCTTCTCACCTGTGAACAACGAACGCAAACTTGTTACGTCATCGCTGGCTGGAACACCGGCAACAGGACGAACCTGATCGGCGATTTCACGGGTTGCTGAGTCCATGCGCAGTTCACGAGCTTCGTCTTCACGAAGTTTCGCGATGGTCTGCGCACGCTCATCCAATTCCTTCGAGATTCGCTCGTAGGTTTGGGTTTCTTCTGCTGTGAGGTCACGCTTCTCTGCGGTGGCCTGATCCAAGATTGACTTGGCTTCATTCCATGCACGATTGCGAATCTCAACCTGACGGTCAATATATTCTTTCATGATGTTTTCCTTCTCCCCGTAGGGATGATGTTGAGTGTTTGGATACGCAGGGATTTAACTTAAACCTGGTACGGCTCCGTACACAGCAACATCGAAGGTGGCTCCGCTCATTCGACGCAGTAAGAAAAGAGTACTAGAAGTTCTTCAGCAATTCAAGATGCTTCGCCAACACACCAACGCTCGCAGGAGCGGACTCAGGTTGTGGCTCTAGTTTCGCAACAGTTTCACGCAACAACGCAGCATGGCTTGGGTCAAGTGTCTGACCTGCTTCCAACGTGGTTATTGCAACAGCAAGCTGATCGGCATCAATACCGGTGCGAGTAGCAAGCGCATCAAACGAGCGAACCTGTGCTGAAGTTGCTGCATACGCTGGGAAACCAGTAACCACCGAAACTTCATAGAGTTTGATTTGACGCAACTCACGGGTCATACCGTCATCACTCCAACGGTCACCACCTTGAGGAACCGTGAAACCGAACGACATCGAGTCAACATCTTTGCGTTGCATCAACACCGACAGGTCACGACCAACGGTTGTGTCAGGCAAATCGGCCTCAACAAACAAACCTTTAGAATCCTCAACCAAACGCATCGTCTTAGCCCTAGTGGTAGCCAACAGCATTGATGAGTCATGGTTCATGTACATACGGATATTGTTCCGTGACTTCAACGACTTAGAGAACGCTCCAGGCATAATGCGTTCGATGAACGGTAGTGTCTCAGAGTCAGAGTTGAATACTGCTGCATAACCACTAAAGG